TGAATGTTCACTAGGTCGTTGCCGTCTAGATTGAACTGATAGTCATAATTGACAATGAAGCCTTGAAAGAGTGATTCGGCAACATTCAGCGAGTTGTATCGGTAGAAGCGCACTCGACGCATAGGTGCAATGCCGGGCTCATTGTTGGCAGGATCATATGTCGGTGAGTCTGTGTTGAACGGGTTGAAGGCTCCTTCGGCGAGCTGGTCGTTCAGTGTGAAGTTCATGATGCCGGGGACGAACTGGTCTCCGATGTCGCGTCGTCCTCGAGTGATGGACACATCAAGAACGCCTGTGGTCACATCAGCGAACTCGGTATTTGTTCCCAGCGTGTAGGTCGTGTTATTGAGAATGCCTTTAGTGGTTGAGTCCAGCATGAAGCTTCCAGAGTCCCAGCCTGTGTCAATCTCTAATAGATATTCACCCGACTGGATGACCGATGCGCTCATTAGTATCTGCCAGAGATCGGACGGACCGCGATGTCAGCTGGACCCGATGCACGGTTGAAGCTCTTCACAGCATCAATGACAACCTTGCCTGTCTGGGCATTGGTCATGACTCCGCCGTTCACATTGACTGTGTAGTTGTTGCCACCTCGCGCAGCTGCAGCGCCACCAGTAGTTGAGGTCGGTGAATCTGGCGCGCCTGTGTTGATCGTGGAAACCGTGTTGGCAAAGTTCGCTCCGATGCCCTTGACATCTGCGAGCTTGAGGTTCGGGTTCCTGAGAAGCTTCTCTGCAGCCTGAATTGCTGACTGCACTCCTGCCAAATACTGCTCGCCTTGAGTGACTCCAGCTTGATAGAACTTGTCTGCAGCAAGCTTGCCCAAAGCATCTGCCACAAAGTTGAGGTCACTAACTAACTGGTTGATCCCATTGGGTCCTGTAATCGCTTCTGAGCCACCGATAATCAGTTCATTAGCGATTGCACTGCCAGCCTCTTGACCAGCCTCTAGAACGCTTCTGAGCGCGTCCTGTGACAGACCCATCGCGAGCAGTTGCTCAACTTGCTTGCTGAATTGTTTTGCTCCTGATGCCTGCTGATTGAGCTGAGCAAGGATCGTCGTTCCGGCTTCTTTTGCAGCGTCGGCTGCACCCGATACCGAGAACTCTCCTGTGACTGACTCTGAGACCGATTGTTTGAAATCGTCGTAGGCAGTCTTTGCGTCCTCGAGCTTTGTCTTTGCTGTGTCAAGTGCATCTGAAAACTGTTTTGATAGTTCTTCGCGCGCAGATTCAAGACTTTTCTTCATCTTGTCCACAGATCCGCCAGTTGTCTTCACTGTTTCGTTGGTCTCTATGAGCTTGCGATTGAACTCTCCTGCAGCGTCAGAAATTCGCATCTGTTGAGTAGCTGAGACTCCTAGCTCTTTGTTGTACGCGCCGAACACTTCTTCGGTTTTGACAAGGCTTGAAATACCGCTAATGATTTGTCCAAAGAATGCGAATGCGCGTGACGATGCGATGAGAAGTTCTTTACCTACAAGCTTGATTCCCTCAGCAAGTTTTCCCCATGTTTTAGGGTTGGCATTTACCCAGACCGTGATGTCTGTCAGACCGTCTATCAATTTAGTGAAGTATGGAAGAACTTCGTTGCCGATGGTTTCTTGGAGTTCGCCAAGAGCGATTGAGACCTTTTTGAAAGACCCCTGAGCCGATTCAGCTGCAACCTTAGACGCACCACCGAATGTCCCGTTCAACGACTGCATGACCTCATTGACTGAAGCTCCGTCTTTGATAAGACCGAAAAGCTCTGGTGAGAGTTGCTTGATCGCTTTGGTGTTTCCGCCGTAAGCCTTTGACACAGCATCAGCGACTTCTTGAACGCCCTTGCCTGTGGCAGCCGAGATATCAAGCACAGTCTGCAGAGCAAGTTGAGCTGTCTCAAGATCACCAGTTCCTGTAACAAGGCTTGCCAGTGCCGGACGAAGTTCATCGTCTGCGACAGCTGCGCTCATTTGGAGAGTTGAGATGAAGCTTTCGTTGGCTTTGATCTGTCCGCTTGTGGCATCGGTTGATGATTTCAGTTGGCGCGCAAGTTGAGCCTGTGAAGCCTGATCTGCTGCAGCTGCCTTTGCAGCTTGAACTAGTTCCACGCCAAGAGCTGTAACTGCAGCCGTTGCTGGGATCATGGCGCGCTTCATAATAAAAGACGCTTTTTCGGCGTTGGTGCTGAGGTTCTTGAACTCAGCGTATGTTTTTTTTATTCCATCGCCTTGGAAATCGGTGATGATCGGGATGCGAATAGCCATTAGAGGTTGCTCCTACTCAATGCGATCGTGAGCTTGCGCTCGACTTCTTCTGTGATGTTCTTGATCGCTGCTTCAATGTTGTCAGCGTTGGCTTCTACTGCTGGGTACATCGAGCGCGAAGCTTTGCCGAAGGTCTTGTCCATGTTCTCAATCAAAGTGTTGTTCCAGTCGTAACTGATGCCTTTGCGCTTCTGTGATGATGACGATTTACCACCACGACCAGCGATGTCAAACACGATTCCGGCAGGGTTTTTTTGTTGCACAAGAAACGCGCTAAGTGTTTCGTATTGCGCGCCTTTGTCCATATTGCGCTTCCGTGCGCGTCGAGTGTCAATCTTGACCGTAATAGATCGGTTCGCAATCGCTTTGTCCCAAGGGAAAATATGTCGCCATTTACGACCAAAGCCACGCATGACCGTTACGCCAATACCTGTCGGGAGATTGTTTCGCGCGTCCGAAATCGTCGGCTGCATAAGTGCGCGATAGTCCTTGGTGATCTGTCGGCGTAGATCTGGGGCGAGTTTGTTCAGCGTCTTGAGATCTTCCTTGATCCCAAATACCTGAACGCCAGTTCTCGCCATGTTCTCACTTCCTGTTTCTTTCCTCTAACACAGTAGTGACAGTGAGTAGGTCGGCGGTGTCAAACTCTTCTTCGTAAAAGCGCGGAGCCCACGAAAGAGCAACCAGCAATTCTGCTAGGAGCCTTCGGTGAGTTCCGCGTGGGTAGGGTTTTCTATTTCCTCAGCGCTCACTTCTACCGAGTCAAGCTTGGCAATGAACTTGTCAAACTCTCCCGGCACGACGATCTTCGCTTGCTTGCATGCTTCCCACGCCAAGAACGCAAGATCTTCAACACCGATCCCGTTCGCCATGTCAGATGCTTTGCGCTTGAACCTTCGTTCCCATGCGACAAGTGTGACGAGATTAGTTGTCACTTCGTATGGGTCTTTGCCACTCTCTGTCACCTTTAGGTGCAGCTTCATTAGTACTCGCTTTCGTGTCGGACCGATGTGCGGTCAATTTATGCTGGGGTTACATCCGTTGTATAGACACCGCCATTTGCCGTAATGCTTATGGTCCCGAGGGCTCCAAGCGAGTTCACGACTGGCAGCGTTGCGATGAAGCAGCCGGTGAGGGTCATCTTTGGATTGGTGGCAGACTCGGTGCCAGCTGCAGGTTGCACAATGATTGTCGTGGATGTGCCGACCAAAGCTGAAAGCGTTGCCCAAGTTTCGGTCGCTGCGAAGCTCGCATAGAAGTCGAGGGTGATTGAGTGTGATCCGAGTCCCGAGACATACTTGCGCGATCCATCACCGAATGCGGTTGCTTCGAGCTGGTCGTAGTTGATGTTCACGGTCGCGCCTGTGCATTGATCGCTGAGATCCACTGCATTGACGGTGACTACTGGTGACGAAAGATAAGTGCTAGTTGCCATGATTACTCCTTGGATGCTTTCTTAGGTTTAGTTTTAGCAGGTTTTTCTTCTTCTGTGGTTGATACCTCAGCGCGCTCGGTAATGAAGCCACCAGCCAGAAGCGCGACGACATTGATGCCAGCCTTCGGCTCGAATAGCTCACCGATCTTGCCAAGCTTCTCAGACGCAATCAGATAGCTCATGATGTCTGAGCCTGTACTTCAATCATCATCTCGTATGCCGGGAGTACTACCCCACCGACATCGACGCTGGTCGGGGATCCTGATGTTGCTCCGACATTTGCGGTCATTACTGATGCAGCCATGTTGAGGATGTTACCCAATGCGTCAGAGTTGCCCGGACCCATTGAGATGATCTGGACGGGGAAGGTCATCTTGGCAATGTTGTAATTCCACATTGTGAAAGATGGGGCTGACACAAAGACGCACGGCGGACGCAAGTTGCGTGGATCAGTGACCACTTGCAAGCCAGTAGCGGTTGCCAGTTTTGTTCCCAACGCGCTCATCGCATTGTTGAATAGATCGGTGTAGTTGGAAACTGTCATGCGCAGGCTGGGCGATCAATGCCGAGAAGTTGTTTGATCTGTCCGTTCATTCCGACGACTGGTGTCTGACCCATGTCTTGATATGAGCTAAAGACATCCACGGTCCCTCGAGATTTGTAAAGCATGCCGGCATACATCACTGTGCCGAGATA